AACGATCGCTGCAACAGGTGACATGAACTGCTCCTTGGTTGGCAGTAGATCGTTGCCATTGAACAGCACCTGGTATCTGTTGGTCATCCTGACGCCTTTCTTCTTGACGCCCTTTGGATAGTCCTTAGCCTCTAGTCTTCTGACATAGCCAGCCTTGACTAATCTAGTGATGTGCCGTGACACAGTCTCTCTCGCCACACTCAGGTGACGACCAAGAGTCAGCAGAGACGGAAAGCAAATGCCATGACCATTGGTGTGGATACACAGAGCAGCTAACACCTTGAGTGATGTTGGGTGCAGTGAGTCATCTTGCACGGCTCGTGCAGGAATGATTGAGTACACCCTGGTGTTTGGCTTTTCCTTTGGGTAGTCCTTTACCCTCATCGTGTTAGAAAGGGACTTCGTCATCTAACTGCTCCGAGTTGTGCTTGAATTGTATGTTCTTAACTGTGGCGCCAGGAAACGCAGCCTTGATGCCATCAGCATCGGTCACACTGCCAGCCTCTATGATCCTGACGATCTCATCCAGCTGATAAACGACCGGGTCTTTTCCCTTCATCAGTGGAATGACCCGCTGCATATCCATGTGGTCCGACACAAAGTAATAGTTTCTCTTGTTGATCCTAGCCTGAAGATAGAACACGTCGTCTGGCTTGTTGTTGCCACTGATCTCTGCGTCGATAGCGTGCAGCCCTTTCACAAGGTTCGCACACATATCAACAACCACTCCCGCTTCACGGGAACGTATCGCATCAAGATACCGTCTCCTAGCTGACTGATACTTCTGTGCTAACTCAGGCGATGCCATGCTATGCCAAGTGTACCAACCCCACTTCTTATTCATCCTCTCTTCAGCTGCAATAAAAGACTGCTGGGCTGCATCCCAAGGCTCGACTCCAGGATGAATGTTTGTCTGTTTTCTATAAGCCATTTTCTACCCCTCTAACTCCGCACCAAAAAGCGCACGCACCGCACGCACCCTACTGTGGGGTGCTGTGCGTGCTATGTGTCCGAGTGCGTGCTGTTTATGTGCGCTTGATGTGCGCTTAACGCTACAAGCCAGTAACCACGGGGCTTTCAGCATCCGCACATCAATGTGCGCTTCAATGTGCGCCATGTGCGCCCCCGATAATTGTCTCGTCTTTGAATCGCAGCTCTTTTCCGCCATGTGCGGACACTAAATTGCCACTATCGATCAGTGAATTGAGCGCTCTCAGCCATGCCATTCTGCGTCTCTTTTTAGCCTTCTCATCGTCTCCATGAACGCCACCTTCATTCTCCAACCAGTACACAAATGAGTCCTTGGCGATGCTCTGATTGACCACCCCATTCTCTATTGCGTCGCGGCAACAGTTCATTGCCTTCAGCTGCTTCTCATTAAGAGTCGACCCACTGGTAAACGACGCTGCATCCTCCTTCTCCAGGTACACGCTAGTTTGTGTTCCGAAAGTGCCAGTCTCTGCCTGTGTCATCTTGAAGTACAAGTCATCGACCGGCTCTGCATCCTTTTGCTTGTCGTTATAGATCTTCACCACCGAGTTCTCGTCCTTGGTGATCTGTAGGCTGGTATCGACAGCACCCATCAACGCTGTGCTGCCTCTCATGCCCCTGGCTGCGTCCTTGCCGCTGTGGTGCAGTCCCAGTAGCGCACACTGATACTCTTCCTTGAGCCGATCACAAGCCTTCACAAAGCGCCCCATGTCAGTCGCACTATTCTCATCGGCGCCAAGCAATGCCCTGGCGACTGTGTCCACAACAATCAGACTGAAACCCCCAGCTCGCTCTTCAAGCTGCTGGAGAGTCACGCTCAACTTCTCGACCTCTACTGGACTCGCAAAGTTAACCGCAGTCGGCAGGACATAAAACGGCAGATCGTCTGGGTTGATCCCGTTGCCACGGTGATCGACCCACGCATTGATTCGCTTGCCAAGTCCGCCAACGCCCTCTCCTGCAATGTACAAGACAGCGCCTTGCTTGGTTGCCATGCCATGAAAATCAATGCCGCTAGCAATACTGAGCGCCAGATCGAGAGCCAGGAATGTCTTACCGCATCCAGGTGCGCCGTACATCACAGCAAAACCAGACTTAGTCAGCAGCCCCTCAACCAAGAACACGATCGGTGGCATAGCCATCAGCTCGCTTGCCTTCATGGTCTGGAAGATCTCAGGCTTCTCTTCTACGATCTCGCCTGGGTCTGCCAGCTGCTCTTCAATCAGTTGCGACTTCTTAACCAAGGCAAACAGCTGGTCTTTGGTCTTGCCGGTGTTCAGCCAGTCAACGATGTCGCCCTTGGCCGGTAGCTGGTCGGATAGATCCAATAGCCTCACCTCTTTGGCGACGCCTACCAATGTGTTGACTACCTTTGCGCCGTGCTTCACACCGACTTCATCATTGTCAGGCATGACGACAACACGGCGACCCTTCAGCCACTTGGCGTGTTCGTCGCCCCATTGACCTGAACCACCGTTATTTGTAGTTGCCAGAAGTCCGATCTCATTGAGCTTGTCGGCAGCCTTCTCGCCCTCCACAACAAATACAATCCGTTCTTTGTGATGAATGACGGCGGGTAAATTATACGGAATCCTTTCGATTCCCTTGAGGTTTTTGATCCAGCCGCCTTGACCGTCTGGCCGCTGCTGACGGAATGTTTTCTTTCCATCCGCAAAGTCGGTACGCACCACCTGGTACTCCAGGACGCCGTGATCTCCAACATAGTCATAAACCGTAGTGACATCGCGCTCCCTCTTCTCAAACTGTGGATCTTTGTCCATGCCAAACTCATTCTCTAGCGCGTCGGCTATGTTGCCGTTGATTTGTGGTCTGGCAAGCTTGAATAGATCAACGAAACCACCAGACTCGCCTGTCTCGTGGTCATAGAATGTGCCTTTCTCTGTATCGACGCTCTTTGATCCTTGGCTGCCGAACCTCAGCTCGTTGCCGTGGGACAGCCTCTTGTTTGGGTCGCCCCAAATCTCTTGGGCAATGACGCCAATGTTTTCTGCGTACTTATTCATGTAACACCCCAAAAAAAAGCCCCCCGTAGGGGGCAAACATCAGAACTTCCAATCTTCATCCGAGGAAGAATCAGCCTGGGGTGCTGGCTGAGGAGGTTCTGGAGCTGGTTCTGGAGCTGCTGGTGCAGCCTCCTGTTGATCGGCTGGCTTGTCCTTCCATCCTTTCAACTCAAACTCCGGCACACGGGTAGTGCCTTTGCCGATCGCCACGGCCTTGGCTCCATTAAAGGAAACCATTGCCATCTTGTCAGCGTTACTTGCTGCGCCGTTATGGATTGCCGGCCACACTGCTTCAAGCCCCATCTTGGGACCGCTGCCAGTGCTGGTCCATTCACGCCATCCGGCGTTAGGGATAAAGACCATGACACTAAATCCGCGCTTGAAGTCTGGGTCTGGCTGACGTGACTTGACGCCGGGTCTTTCGTCCCATTGCCACTCAGGTGCCTGGCCCTCGCTGATCTTGCCCCAGCCTGTCTTTAGGCTTGCGGGGTCCACTCCCATTCCCTTGAACTCGATCTCTTCGCCATCCACATACCATGCGTTCACTGATGGCTTGAAGCGGAAATACTCCGCTGTTGAATCGTTAAGTCCTAGCATTACTCTTCTCCTACTTCTCTGACTATGCCGCACCACAGCTCAAAGCTAATTTGCGCGACGCTATTGATGTCATGCTGCTCATAGCAGTCATGACCAGGGCCAACCCAGTTGATGTACACCTGGATTGGCTTCCTGTCTTGTTTGACAATCAGGACTGGGCGCAGCTGACGGAGACTTGCCTGAGCTGCTGTCTGTAACCAGAACGCCTTGATGTCGCCTGGCTTCACTACAGCGTACCGCTTGCACTCAATAGACCAACCAGGCACGCCGGACAAATCGTCCCCGCCTTGCTGGTATTGCTCTAGGTTTCTTTTTGCGGCGTACCCAAGATGGTCCCGGATTAGGGCTGCAACCTCTCTCTCAAATGCTGCGCCCTTGTTCCTCGATGCTGCTCCCATTTGACTCCCTGAATGTCAATGTTTTGCAAACTCTAGAGCGGTCGTTGACAACAAGCAATCAACAAAAGCTTGCATTGTGCGGAACTTATGGTCTAACCTGTACTTGTCGATGAGGGAAACAAGAGGAGATTCGACATGACACATTTATCTTATAACGGCGTTTGTGAAAATCGTTCTTTCAATCAGTGGTGCGCTGACAATGGCGTTGAGGTTGTGACTGCCTGGGATGCCGGGATGTACGGCAACATCACCTACAAGGTGCGCGTTGCTGGCAAATTGTTGCTTGCTTCTGCCTACCAGTCTCAGCATGGCAACTTTACTTTCGACGTGAACACCGAGTCGCGTGAAGCTGCCACTGAGAATGCGTGTTGCACATTGCGTGTTGGTCAGGTCCGCGTTAAGTCAGGCGACACGATCAATGAGCCAGATGGTCGCGTAATTACTGTCGGTAAATTTATCGGAAACGAATGGCAAGCTTGGGATCAAGATGGCAAGCCTGTCTGGAATTATAGACGTTTTGTCCACCCGGAGGCCGCGTAATGCATCATCAAGAATTCGTTGGAAAAAAAGTGATCGGTCGCTGGGGTGCGATGCACCCTGAGTCTTTCGGTGAGGTGGTGCTTGCTGGCACCATCGGTGTCTTCATACGCTGGGACGATATCCCTGAGAGTTTCGTGCCTTACTTTGAGCTGCGTAACGATTACGCGGAGCCTGTCGGCAGCCCTGTGGGTGTGTATGTTCACGTTGAGGATTATGTGTAATGGAGCTGCATATCGGAGCAACAATCTCACTGGCCGGCGGCAAGATCGTCGGCACAGTCCTGTCGTACCGTGGCCGTATCGTCACGATCCGCACGCCTGACGGCGATAAAAAGCGCATTGAAAAGCGCCTGATCGAAACAATCATGGAGTCATTTGTATGAGTGAATGGTTTGCAATCGCGGTGTTATTCATCGTGACCTATGGCGTGGCAATCGCCGTGTCTGTTGTAGCCGATAAGCTACTACGCCGTTTCTTTGGACGCGGCATCTGGCCAAAGGATTACTTCAAATGATCAAGATCTATTACCAGCGCGTCGAGTTTGAGGGGAATGAATACGACATTCGATTCAGCGAAACGTCGCTCAACGACACTGAAGAAATGCCTGGCATGGAGCTGCTCGATGTCGATGGCATGGAGTCATACAGCGTACCGGCGCGTATCTGGGAGTTCTGCCAAGCGCAGATGGATACCAAGGTCGCACTAACAGATGAGGATTTATACAGATGGTAGGCAAAGTCACCACAATCCAGAAGATGAGCGCGAGCCGTCTTCCAAATATCATGGGCTTCAGCCCCTGGTCCACGCCAAACGATGAGCTGGACACAACGATCCGCGCTCGCAAAGAAGGTGTGCATCACTATGAGATTCAGGTCGGCGAGGCAGCTGACTGGGGCAATGAGTTTGAAGATCAAATTATACGCACCGCTGCACGGCGCCTCGGTCTGAAGAAATTGAAGCTCGATTACCCAGAAGCTTACAACTACAAGGATCTGCTCCAGGCGTCCTTGGATGGCGGCGCGATCGCTGATGGCCTGGTGATCAACACAGACGTCGCTAATAACATTTATGTTATGAATCAGGAAGGCACGATCACGTTGGATGGCAAAGGTGTGCTGGAAGCCAAGCTCACTCGCGTCGCACCCAGTGACGTACCAGCTGCATACCGTGGACCGATTCAACTACAAGGTCAGATGCTCTGCACCGGCGCGCAGTGGGGTGTGATCGCAACGCTGTACCAGGGGGTGAACCTGTACATCTATGTGTACAAGGCCGATGCAGAAATGCAGCAAAAAATCATTATGGCTTGTTCTGACTTTGAGCGGCGTGTGCGTGATGAGGATTGGTATCCGGCGATGAGTGCAGCTGAGGCAGCTGACATGAAAGGCGACGTACCTGAAGACGTCGAGATGGATGCCGACAATGATCTACAGGAAAAGATCGAGCGGTTAGCACATTTGCGAACCGAGCTGAAAGCCTATGATGGGTTGGTCACTGATCTTCAACTCGACATCATGAACGACATGAAAGAGAAGGACGCAAACATCTGTAACGCTGGACGCTACAAGATCACCTGGCCGCTGCGTCGGATCAAAGCCAAGCCGGCGCAAACCAAAGAGATCCCTGCTGTTGAAGAGCGCTGGGAAAGAGCTAAGACGCTGAAAGTGGAGGAGTTATGATTAAATTTATTTTGCTAGAGGGGCATCATTTGACCCCGATCGAAAACATTAAAAACTGCCGCAGATCTTTACAAGATGATTGGTATCTTGATGAAAATGGTAAAAACAGGCAGTGGTTTTGTGAGTTAACCAGTATTCAGTTTGACGATGAAGGGGTGATGTGCAGCAAACTCGTTTTTCACCATGTCTTCGATGACTTTATCAAGGCGATTGAGGAAGGTATGAAGTCAGACGACCCGATTATCAAGCCGCGAACAGCCACGAAAGACGACTGGTACTAGGAGGTAATTATGATTGGTTTTTGGCCGACGCCATGCTTGTCCAGACACTATAACTATGAGATTCCAATGAGAGAGTATTATCTTGAGGAGTCATTGTGCGGAGTTCGCGGACCAGCTTATGCAAATCGATTTTATCTAAGGCTAGATGGATGGCCGAGCTGCTTAAATGACCCAGATAAATTTTACGGTACATGGGATGAAGGCATGGACTGCCGCAAACAGAAGGCTGTCATGTCAGTGGGGAACTTTGTATGACGGAGTTTGAGATTGAAACCATCGTGGCGATGTACAAGAACGGCGACTCATATGCCGCCATTTGCAGAGCTGTCAAAAAAAGTGAGTACCTTGTGAAGCAATGGATCAAGAAGAACCGTGGTGAATACGGGCTTGAGAGGCGCAGGAACCTGGCTGACAACCTGAACAACACGCTGTCATCATCTGCCTGGGATGATAGCAAGTGGAATCTACAGCTAGGCATCGAGCTAATCAAAAGGAAGTGGGCATGACAGACAATCCGTATTGGCAGAACCACAACCACCGGCGTCTCGATCCAGAAGACGTGCTGCTGATTCGTCAGCTGCATGATGAAGGGCTGAGCCAGATAGAAATTGCAGAAAAATTTGAAGTCACCAAGTCTCACGTCAGTAAGATCGTGACCAGGAAAGTGTGGAGGCACCTGTGAAAATAACGATTGAGATTGAAGGCAAGCCAGAAGAGTTCCAAGAAGTCTTTGTGCCGTCAGACAAGCAGACTGAGTTCATGAACATGACTTACGACGCATACTGTGAGGCATTGAGAACATTTATCTGGGACAACATTGACCCGCACAAATTTATTAGGGGGAAGAATGACAAGTAAAGATCAAGCAGCTCTGGAGTTCATCAAGACGTACATCGATTCCAAGGGGTACGCACCAAACTTTGCAGAGATCATGGAAGCAGTTGGCGAGAGATCAAAGGCCGGTATCTCTAGGTCACTGGAGCGGCTAGAGAGCAACAAGTTGATTGCGCGTAGTGCTGGTGTTGCTCGCTCAATTCGCGTGCTAGAATCAAGTTACTAGCGCTCCTCACTCCCGCTAGTTTCCCTCAGCCGGTTCAAGCTAACCGGCACCCCTCAGCCCCTCTTCGGAGGGGCTTCTTTTATTAGGCGCATCTGAATCTTTGATTGTTTATCCTGGTTGAACCTCGCTGCCTTGCGCCGGTTCTGTCTCTTGGTGAGGATCTGTACATTGCCAGGCACGTCGAGGCCGCAGACCTGAGCATGGATCAAAGGGATGATGTGATCGATCTCGTGCTTCACACCAGTATCGATAGATAGCAGCTGTGCCTCAAGTCGTAGCCGCCGTAATTCCTTAACGCCTTGACTGGTTGCGACTCTTGCGTTTCTCTCAAAATATCTGCGACGCGCAACGCCTTGCTTGTGGTTTGCTGATTGAGCATAGCGCTTGGCTCTGTCTCTTTTATACTGGCGGTAGGCTTCGTCTCCGTAGTCTTGCCAGTAGCCTTGCTTCGTTCGCTCTCGATTGCGTATGCGTAGACATTCGCGGCAGTTCTTGTTCTTAGCGAATCGCTCCGACAGATGACCATACTTGCATGGCTTGCCGGTGAAATAGTAAGTAACACCTTGCCTAAGCGCCTCTGCCTGGGACGCCGGAAATTTCTTTTTCTCCATTGTCCCGTCTCATTCAGTAAGACCAGATAGTCGGTCGGGGGAATCCGTCGTCAGTTTCGAGATCATCTAGGTGCAGGAACCTAGAACCGTAGGAACCTTTCTGTGCAATCCCTACGCCGGTGAAGCCATGCCCTAGTGCTACACACAGCAGCTTGTAGGCATCTTCGCCATAAATGGCGACGTCTGCTGCATGACCAGTTGTATGCGCTCCAGGCTTTGACTTCCTTGCCTCGATCGGATGATGCGGGCAGCGGTATCCTGAAGTGATCACCATTGGCTGACCCCAATCGGCGCGCAAGCTGGTCAGCTTCTCCATGAAGTCAGGGTCCATGCCGTCTTCGTTGCAGCCACATTGGCAGCGCATCTCATCTTGTGTGAAGTAGGGTGACTCCCAGCTCACGACTCATCCTTCTTGGGCTTGAACGGACCTTTGCCGGCCTTCATCTGAGCATAGACCTTTGCGTTGATAGTGCTTTTCTTTTTGGACCGTGACTTGCCGGCTGCCTTACGCTTATTCATGTTTTCATACAGACTCATTTTGATTTCCTCTTATCCATAAATCCTTCGACAGCACCGCCGCCAAAATAAAAACCCAAGATGATTAGCATTGCGTAGTTGATACTAAATTGCTCCATGACCTTGGTCACTGCGTCTGGGTCGCCTTGTCCTGAGATCGTCATGCCGAGGACCAGGACATAGCTGCTCAGAAATGTCAGGCCAAACATTAACGCCAGGTAACGCTGCGCCAATTTGAATGGAGCGTATGCGGACAACAGGTCCGTCTTTGCCTTGGCCTTTGCCTGGATCTCTTCCTCTGTGCTGGTGTGCATTGAGTCGATAAGGTCCATCCCTTTCGAGATGACGTCCCCTGATCCCAGCATCTTGCTGATGACACTGAACATTATGTGCCTCCTATATTGTGATCTGTCTGTATGCAGATCGAGTCGTAGTTAATCTTGGGTTGCGGTGCAGTTGCCATGAAAAAATCTCTGGCCTCAAAGCAGTCCTCCATTGTCGGGTACACACCTTGCGGACCAACAATATATCTGTCCGCCTCCAATAAGATAACGAACAGAAACCACATCTTACAGATCCTCTTCCATTAATACTGCATTGAGATAGATCGATAACTCGTTCTCGCTGCTGCTGCTCTTTGCCTCGATGGTAAAGTCAGTCTTTGGCGGCACTCTGAATGGGCGCACCAGACTGTAGTTCACATTGGTGGCAAAGGTTGCTTCCCAAAATCTGACCTGTCGGCCAGTGCTGCTGCGAGTCAACGCCCTGCTA